GAGCCTTTGCGTCTAGGGCATCTTCAATCTTTTTGAGGGATTTCACACGAGCCTTGATGGCTTCATCATATTCTTCAAAAAAATCGGGTTCATCTTCATCAGTCTCGGTATCGTAATTACGAGCCATCTTTATTTACTTTGGGGTGCTAGTTTTTAAGTTTGTCTAGGTCTAAGTGTTCTCTTTCTCTGTACAGTCTTACCCATTGCAAAAGTCCTACCAAAGTTATTGGCTTCTATAATAATTTGATTAGCTGTTTTGCGTTTGTTATCATAACTCCGCATCAAACCATTCACCACAAAATTAGGAAGATTCTTCTTCTTCTTCAAGTTCTGAATTAATCTGTTACGAGTTGTATTTACTCTCTTCGCATTGGGTTGACTGACGTTTTTAGTATTGTTTCTCACACGTTTCACACCACGTTGGTTGTTGCTACTCGCATTGTTATTGTTGTTATTATTGTTTTTGTTTACTCGTGTGTTGTTTTTTGTTGTAGCACGAGAATTGCTTCTCGTCGCATTGTTTGGTCTTTTTATATAATCATCAAGACCAAATAAGAAAATACCATCGATTGAGGAATTAAAAGAACCAAGTTTGCTCGTTCTATCAACTATTAAACGTGGTGTAATACCGAACAGTTCTCTTTGGACAAACCCTGTCATAGCCACAAAATTACCATCACTTGTGGCACCGACTACATTTTTGCCGTTTTTATATAAAGCCGAATTTACAAGTATTTGTAAAAAATCACCAAAAGTTTTAGCTATTTTTCTAATTGGATTATTTAATTGTGCGTTGCTTTTCGTAGTACCTACGGGTATAGGACTATCATTCAAAGTACATATAAATCCAGTACCTCTATCATTTGGACCAATAACTATTGTAAAATAATTTCCAAAATTAAATTTAAACTTTTGATAATTAAATTTGTAAGGTGTGTAAGGTCCACCAGACTCATTTGGTCTAAATATCCTAGATGATATGTTATCAAACACAAAATTTATACCCGGATCTATTAAGTTTGGTACAGTGAAAAGTCTCTTGGCGTAATATTGCGTATATTCTTTCACATATCTTGAAGAGTCTTGGAGTCTAGATATATATTTTTGACTTCCTTCAGCATCTATGGATATGTAAATTGGTTTTGATAAATTTTTTGCAAGGGGGAGTAAACCGCTCTTTATTTTGTCTTTTTTTATTTGAATCGGCGGACTTCCACCCCATATAACATTTAACTTATTTTTGAATTCTTCTTCTAATTTAGATCGTGGATTTATTTCATCATTTTTTGTAATTTTGAATACTCCTTCACGTACTAAGGTTTTTATAAGTTTACTTTGTGTGTTAATATTTGGTATATCTTTGGTATCTTTTAGTATTTTTTTCACTATTTCAGATGCAAGAAAGTTATTAAAACTACCCGCAAATAACCCATCATGTCTCATATCAAGATATATCATGAACAAAAGATCGTGTAATAATTCAGAATCCATTTTGAAATTAAATGTTGTTTTTTCGGCCCTAACAATCGAAGAATTTTTAGTCAAAATAGTGTGTTGTTTTTTTATGTAATTAGATATTCCTTTATCACCCCCTTTTAAAATGGTATTAAAACGATTTGCTTTCATTCTCCCGTTACCATGTCCTCTGTATAAATTTGACAAAAATGCATAAGCACCTTTGGATGTGTTATTTTTTCCGGAATTCGCATTTCTCAAAGTCTGTATATATGTTGTAAGCGTTGTCAACTTTTCACTCGTTTTTGCCGTAGGAATTATACCTCGTTCCTTTTTTAATTGAGTCTTTTTCTCTTTTTTTATAAGAGCCAATTTTCTATCTGCTTTGGCTTTATTTAATATTTTTCTAATTAGCCCATTTTTATCAGGGGCGAGTGAATTTTTATACTGCTGAACTTTATTAGTTATATATGTATTCGACAAACCAAGTTTTTTCAATCCGTTAATAAGACTATTTTCTCGGGGGTCTTTTATTGGTATTTTTCTACGTCGACTGGACATGCTTAGTATATCATCACAAAATAATTTACACTTCATCCAAACTTGACCACAAATAAGAAATATTGGTAGTCCCATTCATGAGGTCGTACACCCACTGTCCGTCGACGATCTCTTCTTCGATCAACTGTTCTTTGAGAACTTCTAGTTCACGACGATGAGTTTCCAGACACGCTTTTGCATCCTTGTAACAAGAGTCAACAAGTTGATCAATTTCCATATCTACGAGACGTGAAGCCTCACCCGACATATTACGATAGTCAAAATTATAATTACTGAAACCATATGTAGTCAGCATTTCACGGGCAATAGCATAGACTTGGGCATAATCACCAGAAGCACCGGTTGTGATGCGATCGCTACCATAAATAATTTCTTCAGCTGCGCGCCCACCGAGAGCAACGATAATTTGAGATCTGAGATATTCTTTTGTATACATGGCGGATTCGGCATTTTCTTCGGTCGGTTGAAAAAAAGTCACACCACCGGCATCTCCACGAGGAATGATAGATACTTTTCGGACACGGTCGTAATCAGGCATCATTGCACCTACAATTGCATGCCCCGCTTCGTGGTAGGCGACAAGTTCCTTTTTCTTCGGTGAAAATTTAGTATCACCCTTTGCGCCAACTACGATACGCTGGTAGACATTTTCAATAATTTCATTAGTAATGATACCGTCACCATCACGTACCGCACGGATAGCGCATTCATTCAATAAGTTTGCCAACTCGGCACCAGAAAAACCAGTCGTTTGACGAGCGATGGATCGCAACTTCACATCATCTGCAAGTTTCTTGTCTCGAGCATGGACACCCAAAATCTTTTCACGACCTTTGATACTTGGAAGTGCAACCGTAATTTTACGATCAAACCGACCCGGGCGAAGAAGTGCATCATCCAAAATATCGATTCTGTTTGTTGCAGCAATGACGACAATTCCTGATTCGTTGTCGAAACCGTCCATTTCAGTCAAGAGTTGATTGATAGTTTGCTCTCTTTCGTCATTGGAAGGGGCGCCACCAGCGCTGCGTTGTTTACCAACGGCATCGATTTCATCAATAAAAACGATACATGGCTGATTTTCACGGGCGACTTCGAATAAACCACGAACTCGCTGCGCACCGACACCAACAAACATTTCCACAAAATTAGCCGCCGAACACTGAATGAAAGGAACATTTGATTCACCGGCAATAGCTCTTGCAAGAAGAGTTTTACCGGTACCCGGCTTACCAGTTAACAGAGCACCCCTGGGAATCTTGGCACCGCTACCAAAATAGCGATCGGGTTGCTTGAGAAAATCGACAATCTCTTCAAGTTCATCCTTTGCGGCGTCAATTCCCTCAACATCACTGAAACGTGTTTTTATGTCTTCTTCGGCTTTGAAATCTTGGTTTTTTAAGAATGGATTTTGGGGCATACCTCCACCTCCTCCCCCTCCGAACATAAGAGTTCTAAATACAAAAAAGATGAAAGACAAAAGAAAAAACATGGAAACAGTATCCATCAAAGTAGCTTCTTGAGTAATGTCAACTTTCACATTCGATTCACTTTCGGTGATGATTTTCCATAGATCTTGATTTTGAACAATTTGTACGTCTCCATAGTTGCCTTCGTCGTCTTCAAATGTAGCGATTCCTTGATTGGGTTTGATAAGAACTTCTGGAAGTTCATTGTTCTTGAGACCTTTTACAAATTCACTGTAGGTTCTTGGTCGGTACTCTCGTCTAGTTTCTTTTGGGGTAACCACAACCGAGGGTGCAGTAATGCTTTGACCAATACTGAACATTCTTTTTATTGTAGTAGTTTAAAGTTTTTAAATGACTTTATTATAGTATGGCTCATGATCTCAAAATTGTTATGGTACATAATGGAAGATATAATTTTGCAGTAATACAAGATGATGAATATATAGGACCAACAATTGCATCTGGATATGACTGGGATGGGTGGATGAGAGAAGATGTAAGAAAATATTACAAAACTGACACGGATATTCTAGATATAGGTTCAAATATTGGTGGTAACACTTTAGTTTTTTCAGACTACGGACCAGTTCATTCTTTTGAACCTGTATATCACGAAATTTTAAATATAAACGCTAACCGTATAAATCAATTAAAACATCCTGTGAAAGTATATGGTTTTGCTTTATCAGATACAGAATGCGAAACTGTCATGTACATTCCACAATTTGGTTGTCAATATGAAAATAAAATAAATTATGGAGGGACAACACTGAATAAAAGAACGGATGGTAAAAAAACTGTTTCTGTAGATGTATCTTGCAAAAGATTAGATGACGTGTATGACGGAATACCGTCCATAATCAAAATAGATGTCGAGGGGCATGAATTGAATGTTTTGAAAGGTGCGGTAAATACTATTAAAAAACACAAACCTATGATCTTGATAGAAATTCATCATTTTGAAAACAGTGAAATTCCAAAGTTTATAGAATCACTTGGTTATGATAAACCCGAGGAAAGACCGGAAGCTATGTACTTGTATCGGGCAAAGGACATTTTTTCAACCATGTAGTAAAGTTGATATGCATCAACTACACTTGATTGTCTATATTCTTCTGGCATACATTCTGGAATACCTTCTATAGAATAGTATGCTGTATCACTTTTGCGATATTCAAAATGTCCAGGGACGTGTGTAAATAACCATGTTAAATGTTCGGCACATGTATGAACTTTCCCATATCTACGAGTGTACTCTTGGGTTAAAGCTAGACCTATTCTACATGCGTATAAGTAGTTTTCTAGACTAGAAGATACCCACATAGTCATGGGGTGTTTAGGGTGTGCCGGTCTGTACCCCCGTCGTTTTCCATCTTTTGTAAAAGGTGCATTTTCATTAACATAACCCCCCAAACCTGCAAAATGCCATGCCATGTATAACATTTGACATATTTCTAATTGAATTTTCACTACATGCTGATCACACGACATGTTAGCAATTTCAGATGGATCTAATGAAAGAAAGAATATGTTCATCTTGGTAATCAGACGTTTCTTGCAAGTTTGGTTCGTATACAACCGCTTCTACGTCACCGTAATAAAATACACCTTTGTCAAGTTTCCAAACTTTGTGTTTTGTTTTTTCTTGTGCGTAATCAGATGCCTCACGCAGGTCCCAAAAAACCGCCCGGTCAACAATTTGATCTCCGACTAGGACGTTTGTGATAAACATCTTAAACTTATTTTTGTTACGTTAAAAATTGACTTAGGTTATCTTTAAATAAAATGTCATAAAAAAATAGGGTATGAGTTTATGGGATATTTTACCAGTAGAAATTCAAGACATAATAGTCGAAAAATCCTTTAAACTATGTCGTGAAGAATATCTAGAACAAAATGGTAAAAAGCACGAAAAGAAGAAGAAAAAACAGGGAAGGGGTCTTTTAACCGTGGGTATGTTAAAATATATCATGTCTAGCACAGACGCCATAGAAATGATATATTGGGCTTTCCCGTTAGAATTAATAGAATTAGAATTGTTAATAGATCCACCGTTGGATGTAACAGTTCACAATTATGATTATACTGAATTTTATGACAAATTTTTGACAAAAGCTATCGAATACATGGAAGACCCCATAAATAAAGATGAATGGATATGCCCTTCCGAAGATCATTGGTTATGTATGTTCACACGTCTCGTAGACTTTCACAGGAAGCATGGTCATATTAATATTTTAAAAGAAGTGGATGGAAAACCTTCTTTGTTTGTATGGTTAGAATACCAAAAAGATCCGGAAGTAAATCTGTCTAGAGAAAGGCGAGACTCGCTAAGATCCCTGGGGGTGAGGTTACCAAGAATTAAAAATTAATCTATATCCGAATAATATTCTTCTTCGACAGTGTCTTCTTCATCTTGGTCTAATTCAACATCCATACCACCATCATCGTCATCAATCGGATCGTCGTTGTTTTCGTTATCGTCATCCGGTTCATTTTCTTCGATAATTTCTTCCTGTGGTGGTGGTTCTTCCTTCTTCTTTTTGGGCTTTTTAACAGGCTCTTTGTTAAGAACTAAATCTACCTTTTTGAATATTTTGGATGCAGATGCCATCTTTTTTGTATGATTTTTTAAAAGATTATCCGTAAATTCATCTGGATACCCCATAGCCTTATAAGCACTCACTACCGTTTTAATTGGTGGTGTCTTTGAGTTTACACAGTACTTGTTGTAAATATCCTGAAAAGATGTTACAAGTTTTACACCAACAGTTTTGTTCTTCTTATATTTAAGTTTTACGTAAATTTTGTCCCAGTCGCTCACAGGATTGTAAGTCTCTGTGGTTTCATACACCTCCACGACACTGTCGGGTATGTCAGGTGGTATAAATTCTATACCTCTATCTTTACAATTTCTCTCCATCAACTTTAAATATGCTTCTTTTTGATAAATAGGGGTCTTTAGCGGTTCGTAAAATTGTGTGGGTCCAGGTTTAACTAACTTGTGTAAAAATGTTCCTGGTTGTATTCGATCATTTTCTATGATCTTACCAATTTTTTCACGGACAACAGGTCTTTTTTGCATGATTACTTACTTATTCATTACAATCTTTAAACTTAGGCTTAAAATGTTCAATCTCACATCGGATAACGTGTTCAGATTGTTTATTTTGGTGGGTATGGTATGGCCCCCATAACTCAATTATTTTCCTATTTTTATCATACCAAATATAATCAAGTTCTAAAAAGCGGGTAAGCCAATAAAAACGCTTGCCATTTTTACCCACATACGCAAACATATGTTCATCGTCGTATTCAGAAACATCCATTTCCGAATAATGCGAAATTGGTGGATTGTAAGGCGGCATACCTTATTCCTTTGTAAAGAATGGTTCTAATTTTTTATATACATTTTCCCATGAATATTTCTCTTCTATAATTGATCTCGAGTTTATAGTTTGGTGCCTGTTATCATAACAATAACGCATCTTTTCCTTGAAATCTTCGGCGTCGAAATGTGCGATTTCACCCGAGTGGCTTTCTATATTAGATACAGTTGACCACACTTTCGGTTCTACAATCATAGCAAACTCGCCGATTGTCTCTTTTAATGCCGGCACACCCGAAGCGATTTGTGGTTTATTAAAATAAGAATGTTCACATGTAGTCAATCCAAAACCTTCTCCACAACATGTATTTATACCAACATCTCCCATGTTATAAATCGTGTTTATGTTCTCATCCGATAATTGTAGTGGTTTTGAATTTATAAATATATGTTTTTGAATGACATCATTCATATTTAAATTTAGTTTATAACATTCGGTGTGTATTATGTCAATTAACGTATAACCATCATCTGTATGTAACATACAGCCACAGAAAAGCTTCAACTTGGGGTCCATATCAACATCTTTTAATAATCCCAAAAAAGCTTGTATAGTCAAAAACCATTGTTTTCTATATGAATTTCTATTCATATTTATAAAAATAAAATCGTCCTTTTCAAATCCCATATCTTGTTTACATTCCTCCATAGACAAGTCTCTAAATACCGCAAAGTCTACACCATGTGGGAGTACTTCAATTTTATGAGTTTGAAATCCTATATCATCTATTAAATGTTTTTTCCAACACTCCAAGAAAACAAAAATTTTGTCAATGTTATGAGATTTTAAAATTTTATAATATGATAATTTTTCCCACGGATAAACTATGTCTAAATATAAATATTTAACTTTTGGCATGTTGCCAAGTGGTATCATATTAAGAATGGAACAACACACTGGTAGATCGTTATATAAAAATAAAACATCTGGATTTTCTTTGATTATAGCAGGAAGTATACCTTTGTCTCCAAAACCCTTGGGCGAGTCTGGGTCTTCGACTATGGCATCATAAAACTTGATACGTTCATCTATAAAACGATCTTTTATATCCTGCCCAGGATAATTTTGAAATGCGTAATATACAACTTCTACATCGTCCAAGCTAGCTAAATAATTTGTTATTTTATTTGCTACTCTTGCGTACCCCGTTCCCTGGTTTGGGTGCGTTGACATGAAGAATACTTTCATTTCTTCGCTTTTCTAATATGTCAGATTTTATCCTTAAGTATTTTTGATTGTATATTAGTTTTTTATTTTTCTTATCATTTTTTGTAATTCTTTTTTTAGGTTCATAATCCATGTCTTATTGTTATTTCTTTTATTTTTGTATCGTTTTTATTGTTTATAAACTTGTACCGTGTATAACGAATTTTGTCGTTTAAGTTGTATTCACATGGAAGTATAAATTTTGTCCATGGTTGTTTATCTAAGAAACTCAACTCATTGATTGTGACATTACATTTTTTAGACAAAACTTTTATCTTTTCATGAAATTTAAATATAGAACTGCATATGACATTGATGTCATAATTTCTGTCGTACTCTACAATAATTTCTTTAGTATTTTCACAATGAGGTGATTTTATTTTTATATTTCTTCTACAATATGGACATGTATTTTGTATGGACGCTTTGTACCATTTTTTTATACACATGTGACAAAACTTGTGACCGCATATTAGATTACATTTTGGTTCAGCTTCGTAACAAATGCAGCATTCTAGCATTAGTCATTTTATATATTACGGGGATGTTATTTAAGTAGTTATAGATCATCTTCTTCATCGAGAGATATGTCGTCGTCAGTATCGTCGTCACTTTCCGTTTCTGGTTCGTAATCAGAATCTTCAATCATTTCGTAGCCATTCTCGGTCATCTTATACATACCAGTATCTTCTAAATCACTAGTATCATAAAATCCAACAACAGATTCTTTTGGAATAGTTTCTATATTTTCATCAAAATTGTATATATCTAAATCTTTATTATGACTCAGGAATCTTACATCGAACGTATCATTTGATGCATCTTCAGCTACAATGTATGCTAAACACACGGTGCCATCGTCAATCTGTACATCAATGATCATGTTATTAAAGAAGTAATTTAATTCTTTAATAATATTAATGGATAATTTGAAAGAACGTGGTATATCTTATATATCAAACAGGACAGTTAGAAATAATGACGCTGTTATGTTTGATATAGATGATACATTAATATTTACATCTGGTAGACTTAATGTACCGATTTATGAACTTTTAATTATCGCAAAAAGAATGGGTTACAAAATAATAATTATTACAGCCAGGCCAAGTTTTGAGGCGATTGTTGAACTAACAAGAAGTCAATTACAAAATTTTGGAATAGTGTACGACTATCTAGGATTTACGAGTCACGAAACTAAAGATAATATGAAGAAAGCTTTGGGATATAATTTTGTATTATCTGTGGGTGATATGGACACAGACCTTACACATTCCCAACACGTACTTAACACTTCCAATTTTTACCACAGTTAAGACAGCTTACAAATGTTGTCATGGGTTCATCCGCAGACCGTGTTTGTAACTGGTAATATGTCGTTTTCTTTGTTTTGCACCGGTTACACGTAAAGAATCCCTCTTGATTTTGATTTTCTTTTGCTAAATATGCTTTTCTTAAATCTTTAATAATTCTATCTTCGATTGTTTTGTCGGTTGGACCACCCGGCCATAAATGTTGCGGCTTTAGTTCAACAACATCACTCGTTTTTAAATCTTTATTTATAATTTTTTGTTTTAATGTGGGTGATTTTAACATATTATACTGAATTTGTAAGAATTTATGCTTGTACATATTCGAAAACCATTTATTTTCCCACGAAGGTTCGTCTACATTGCGAACTGTATGATTAAATATACTCTTCTCGAGATTCACACATAGTGTATCGGTTTTGGGAACCTCGAGAATAGAAGATAACTTATTGAGCACGTATTCTCTTGTCACGTTCATCTTTCTTAAATTATACAAAGAAATCTATCCACTTAGGTTACGGAAGTGGAAGACCTTCATATGGATTATTAAGAGAGCACTCGGACATATTTTCAGGCGAGCATTTGTCAAAAAACTGCGAAACACGTCTTTTGGGATTGGTATCAATCTTATCATTTACATAGTCTCCTCGGAGAGGTTTGTATCCTTCTGTTGTTATATATCTAAAAATGAAATAACATATGACTAAAGCTAAAGCATATGCGATCGCACGTTTGTTCATTTACTAATTGCAAATATTTTTTTATAAACAAAAATTAAGGATGACAAAAGCTATACTTATAAGAGAAGGAAGATGTGACATAAACGAAATAGATCTAGACATAGATCCTTCAAAAAATGAAATTGTAAAATTATTACTCGGCAGACCCACATTTATAGGTCAATGGCCTGAAATAGATGTTGTCATATTAAAGGCTGAAAGTGGACACGTAAAACGCAATAAACATATATTACCCGAACCTTTTACTAAAGAAGAAACATTCGGTCCAATTTTGTTAGTGAGAATGGATCACAATTCAGACCCACAAGACTTTACCTTGCGCGAATACAATTTATTCAGGGGTTGGTAAATACGCATCACAACTGAGTACTGCGTTAGAATATTTCATAGCAAGTTGGAAGTGAATATATGCCCAATCCATCATATTCTTCATGGTTGTATCACCATCAATCGGGTTATCGTTAACAATCTTTTCGATATCAACTCTCCCACCGGAGGTTGCCTTTGCCATAGCCTGTCCAACATCTCGGAGCCAAAGAACGTGTTCTTTGTTTTTGCAGTCAAAGTTCTTAACAAAATCGGTCATTTATATATTATACATCATTTTCTATAAGTAACAATTTCGCACTAGGGTCTGTCACAGATGTCCATTTTGGACGCCATATCTCTGAAATCAGATGATCGTTTCTTCTCTCGTAGAACCTCCAAAAAATGTCACGGTAAAAGGCTTCTTCTTTCGTGAGGGGTATATTATGTGTACAGACACATCTTATAGTTTCGAATATCTTGTCTGACATCTTTTCTTCACAATGTTTTTTTATGTGGTCAACCCAACCCGTACCAACAGCATCGCTCATCCCGTCTTTTTGTCGCCATAAAATTTCATCCGGAAGGTAACCGGAGAAACATTCTCGGAGAATTCCCTTCTCAATTTTTGACATTTTTAATTTTTGGTTCATACCCATACAACAATGAATAAAATTTTTGTCTAAAAACGGTACAATTAAGTCTAATCCATGTGCACTCGCACATCTATCCGCACGAAGACCGTCAAATTGATGTATGAGTTTAAGTCGACGCATGTTTTCACATGCAAATTCTTCGACACCGGGTGCGTTATGAAAGTATAAATATCCACCCAAAATTTCGTCACTTCCCTCGCCAGAGAAAATATATCTACAATCTGTATTTTCTTTGATGTACTTACACAAAATCCACATGGGTGTAGATGCTCGTACAGTTGTTGTGTCATATGATTCAAGGCTTTTAATGACACTTTCAATTGCATTAATTCCATCGGAAACTGTAAAAGTTACTTCTGTGTGGTCAGTTGCTAAGTAGTCTGAAACTTTCCTTGCAGCTTCTAGGTCGGGACTTCCCTTGAGTCCTATAGAAAAAGTTCGTATCCTACCCAATTTTCTACTTGCAATAGCCGCAATTAAACTACTATCTAAGCCACCAGACAAAAGAAATCCAATTTCTCTGTCAGTATTATCCAAACGAGTGTGTACGGCTTCTTCTAAAACATGGCGTAACTGTTCATGATTTTTACTGGCGCTAAACCTATGAACATTCCAATAGCCAGTATGATAACAAATAAAATTGTCTAAATATGAATCATAAAAATGCCCTGGTGGAAATATATCTATATGTGTACCAAGAAACATTAAAGCCTTTGCTTCACTGGCGAATGCAATAGAATTATCGTCGTACCGTGTATAAAACATAGGTCTAACACCAACTGGATCTCTGGCCGCAAGTACCCTCTTCCCGTCGGTGTAGACCATTGCAAAATCGCCGTTTATAGACTTGATTGTGTTTTCTATACCAAGTGTGTATATCATATTCATAACAACTTCACAGTCACTTTTACTCTTCTCTTCACCATTTCTAAATAAGCGATGGTTGTATATTTCGCCGTTACATACAAACATTCGTTTTGGTTTGACAAATGGTTGCATACCTGCTTCTGTTAAGTCGTTTATTGCGAGTCTATAGAAATCCATGCGACATTTTCCCATTCTCTTAGTACGGTAATCATCTGGTCCACGGTGAGATAGTAAATTTGATGGTATTTTTTTACTTTCACCAAAAGTTACAATTATCCCACACATGTATTTACATTATATTTTATTTAGTTTTTAAGTTGAATTCGAGTAGGTCTCGGTATAAAATTTCGTCAGCTTTACCGTCCCATTCCTGACCAGAAAAACTTATAATTTGGTGATTTTCTTGATTTTCCAGATATGAAAAATTATGAATGCAAATAAAAGATATATTTGTACGCTTTACCATAGTTTCGATTTGTTCGTATTCAAAGGTGTCCAGGTCCAAAAATCTTTTTATCTCGTCTGATGTACGTTTTTTAAATTCAACTTTACTTTTTACAGTGGTTATTCTTTTTGACATATCCATATTTGGCCAGTGGCCGTGCTTAGATCTAAAAGTGGAGACATAATTTACAAAAGTATCCGCCGTCTCACGATTATTGAAGCAAACAAAACGACTCTTCTTATTTGGATCAACCAGACTCAAATAAGTTTTGGTGGGTTTCATTTTTATCAAGTGATAGTTGTTCATCTTAATTTATTTAAGGAAAAAATCTTTAATATAAGATATATGGATTTCCCTAAAACGCCTGGACAATGTAGATATATGGTCGCACTTAGGTCTAAAAAACCAATTGTTGTGGCAACTGGTCCTGCTGGTTCTGGCAAAACTATGCTGGCGTGTCAGGTGGGTATAGATCATATATACAAAGTTTTTAGAGGTAGGGTTATCTTGACGAGACCGATTGTCGCAGCCGACGAAGACATGGGATATCTCCCGGGTGATATGGATAAAAAGATGGAACCGTGGACTAAACCAATGTTTGACATTTTCGAAAAATATCTTTCACACAACCAAATGGAGCGATGTATAAAGATCGAACCGCTTGGTTATATGCGTGGTAGAACTTTTAATGACACAATAATCATTGCCGATGAAATGCAAAACAGTACACCTAACCAAATGAAGATGTTACTTACAAGAATTGGCGAAAATACAAAACTGATTGTGACGGGAGATCTCGAACAATCGGATTTGGGTGATGATAACGGTCTTTCTGTGCTTATAAATAAGATGGACGGATTGAGTCTCGAATATGTAGAACATGTTGAAATGTTTGAAGAAGATATAGTAAGACACCCTGCAGTCAACGAAGTTTTGAAGGTTTTAAGAGTATGATTCCAGTTCTGGTACCATTTTAAACGTGTACCATTTTTTCTTTTTAGGATCCCATTTGCATCCATGTTTCTTTGCATTTTCTTTGTCTTTATATGGAACATTTAGATATATCTTCGTGTATGGACAAGATGTAAGACCTATGGCTTCATTTGCAAGTCTGTCTGCATTGTCGTTACCCACCGAATGTTCGTCGCTTTTACCTGTATGTGCTTTTATGTATTCAAACTTAACGTTACTTTTATCTTTGAATATATCATAAGTCTTTTTGACAAGTTCTTTGTTTGGTATGTCTACGTTCCAAAATTTATTTTCACATTTTTTACCATACTCACCAACACATCTAATAGCATAAATAGAATCTGAAAATATAGTCAAATCTTTACCAGAATCGATATGATCTTTTAAAACTTCATAAACTTCTAAAAAAGCACCAAGCTCCGCTGTGTTATTTGATTGTTTACCGGTTACACGTTTTGATATATTTCTAGGATCCTCTTCACCGAAATATACACCCATACCAGCCATTGCGTTTTCTTTGCCATTGTTGGCGCATGAGCCATCTGTATATACGTACATGTCATAACATGTATTTAAAGCTTTATAGGTATTTAATTAATAATGAAGACGGTTGTTTTTGCCTTTCCGGGAAGAGACTTTTCGGGCTCCTTTTTAATGAACTGGTCAAAAACACTCATAGAACTCACCCAAAAAGGATACAAGGTTATGATGGTGAATGAATATAGCAGTTTTGTACCTTTTTCTAGAATGAAAACACTCGGTTTAAATGTTCTGCGTGGCGCCACACAAGTTCCATTTGACGGAAAATTGAATTACGACGTCTGGATGACTATTGATTCAGATATATTTTTCATACCCGAACAAGTCATTGAAATTATTGAAGATACCGACAAATACCCAGTTGTATCCGGTCTCTATAGAATGGAAGACCTTAAACATTATGCCGCTGTTAAAAACTGGGACATCGAATATTTCAAAAAACACGGAACTTTTCAGTTCATGGAAATAAATGATAAGTGTTTATCAGAAAAGTACATAAATGTGGCATATAATGGTATGGGATTCTTTGCGTGTCGTAAAGGTGTCATTGAAAATTTAAAATATCCATATTTCAGCCACCCTATCATAGAAGTGGAAGCTGAAAATGGAAAGCTTATTAGGGATATGTGCTCCGAAGATGTGGCATTTTGCAAAAATTTGAAAGATGCAGGTTACAAAATAACAGTAAACACTCAAATTAGAGTTGGCCACGAAAAAAGATTAGTTATTTAAAAGTTGTGAACAAGATCCACCATGACGTTTTAATGGTATAGATGTTGGTGTCATTTTAATATTTTGTGTTTCGTGGTTAAGAAACCTGGTTGACTTTTCCAGGTCTCTTAACTTTTCATCTATGATTGATTTTTCTTTCATATAATTTTCCAAAATAATTTTGTTTTTTTCATACCAATCATATATTTCATGAACACTTTCGTCAATGTTACTATATTTTTCTACAAGTTTATAGTTAAATGATAAGTTTCTTATTTCCGAAGCTATTTCATCAAGTTTAGTCTCGAGACCAAGACACTTGTCTTTTACCTCTGCATGATCTTCCATGATTACTTAAACCATATATTTTTTATTTCATTAAGTTGGTTTTTAACAACTTCATTCCAATCCGTCTTTGAATTCAGTTTATAAACATGTGAAAAATTATCTCGTATGTTTGCTGTAATATAAATGTCATCATTTTCTTTCCAACAACTCACTGGATCTTGAATAGTATGTCTTAAAATTTTTTCTCCATTTTGATAATGAATGGGTTGACTTATATATTCTAATTCAAGACTGTTGTTTAATTTTGTCATGTGTGTCATGTGAAAAAATCCGGGTCTATACTTGTCATCAATTTTGATGCGACTATGTGCAAATCCCAAATAACCATCATCTACCTTTAATAAGTTTGAACCCCCTCGTATGTATGTAAGATGTGTTTGAAATGGAACTTCACCCTTTATAACATCACAAAAACCCGTTGATGTATTACATTTTAATATGATCACCGGATCGTAATTGTAAACAAAGTGTAATTCGCCATTGTGTTCAAATGGTGCCCAGTTCTTTTCAATTCTGTTAGGTGGAGAATTATTTATGATGAGTGGTTTTGCTTCGACATCCCCGTCTTTCAAAAGCCATATACATTTAATTTGATTTGGGAGTGGTGAATTTCCTATGAATATTACATACAAACTTCCATTAATTTCAATCAACCTCGGATCTTCGGCTTGTATTTCCGCACCCAAAAATTTTCTGTCATTATTAGATTTCCATCTTTTATCAAATGTTTCTCTCATTAATCCAATGACACCTTTTTCACAAAGACGAACATATGTTATATAACCATCCAGGCTTGGGTGTACTGCTCTAAACATACTATAAGTACTACCTTCCCAAGAACCATTGTCATGGACAGCTTCTATGGGCGTTATATCTTTAACGAACTCAAACTTCATTAAAGAATATATAGTAATAATCTTTAATGGACTTGAGAGGAAAAAGTATTATAGTTGTTGGCCCTGCAGGATACCTTGAAAATGAAGATAACACAGATTACATAAATAGTTTTGATATCGTATGCAGACCGAATGTTAAAGTCATAGACGGGAAGTTGGAACTACCACCAAATACAGGCACTCGTTGTGACATTGTTTTTCATTCCGGGGGTATCAAAGGTCAATCTTTCAATATTGGAAATGATAAACACGCACTTTACACCGAACATAATGGTATATGTGAAGCGCTTATAAAAGGATATGTATTAAATGGAGTAAAACATGTATTAATATGTTCAGATTGGAAAGTAAGAATAGATAACGCAATTCGTGTGTGTGATCGATTAGGTATGTCTTGGTCAGTCGTCACCGCACCGAATAAAAATTTTACTGCAGGATTTCATGGTCTATATGAAGTGGCAATAAATCACCCGAGACGTCTTGCAATTAAGGGCTTTGATTTTTATCAAACGGACAAAAGAGGGTATGAAGGATATTACGATGGCCATAGGGGTGATAGTGATACACACAATCATCAAGAATCCTTCGAATTTTTTATATATGATTTTTTACAAAAATTTAATATTGAAATGGATAATCATTTGAAAAAATTAATTTTCGATTATTGTGGGTATTTTATACTTCGTGATGTTTTTACACATGAATTTATAGACGAATGTGTAAATGAAATAAATCCAATGGGTATGAGAAACAAAAATATTGTAAATTTTGAAAAGTATCCAAAAACTTTTTCGTTAAAAGATAATCAAAAAATACACGACAACTTAAAAGTTTTATTGGGTACATCTAACTATAGATTTTGTTCACATAATGACATTGGTATAAATCGTATTACTGGATGGCACAAAGGTGTACTAAACAATCAATATAAAATGTACGAAACTATATCACCATTTATTGAACACGAAAATCAAAAACATAATATAGTTAAGGTGTGTATTTACCTACAAGATCATCGCGAAGATGACCACGCACTAAAAGTTATTCCACGAAGTCACTTGCATCAAGATTTATTTAAATATAAAAATGTTGTTCAGTTAAGACCACGCATTGGAGATATCATTATATTTGATCAAAGAATAACTCATTGTGGTACACATTCACATGTGAAAGACCCACGTATTTTGGTCAGTTTTGGGTTTGGTGAAAATAATGTGTTTACGGATAACTTTGAAAGGGGGACAATTGAGAGACAAAATGACCAAGATAAAGAATAAGTTAAATTTTAGTATAAATGACTGAGGTTATAGCAGAAATAGGTATCAATCATAATGGTTCAATTGAATTGTGTAAAGACTTGATTAATCTTTCTAAGATTGCGGGTATAAAATATGTAAAAATTCAAAAAAGAAATCCAGATATATGTGTCCCTGAACACCAAAAAAATGTAATGCGCAAAACGCCATGGGGTGAAATGACATATCTGGATTATAAAAAACGAATAGAATTTTCCGAAGAACAAATAAAAGAACTCATTGATTATAGTAAAAATCTGGGTATTGTATTTTTTGCGAGTGTCTGGGATATGGATAGTTTATATACAATGGCCAAATATACAGATATAGTAAAAATACCAAGCGCACTTATTACCGATATTGAGCTTTGTAAGGCTGCAAGAGATAATTTTAAATTACTCATTGTCAGCACAGGAATGAGTTCTGAAGAAGAGATTGAAAAATGTGTAAACAATTGTCACCCAAATGTTATCATGCACACAAATTCAACTTATCCGTGTTCACCCGATGAATTGAATCTTAGATACATAGAACACTTACAACAAAAGTGGGGTGAAAATGCTGTTATTGGTTATAGTGGTCATGAATATGGTATTGTCACCACATTTGCCGCAGTTGCAATGGGTGCAAAATGGATTGAACGACATATTACTTTAGATCAAAATATGTGGGGCAGTGACCATAAATCATCCGTAAATCCCGAAGGGCTTATAAAGCTGGTGAGAGGTATCAAAGCAATTGACAGTGCTTGCAAATATCCACCCAGGCCAAGAATTGAATTTGCGTCAGAAATGGATAAAAAAAAGAGTCTTAGAAAGTAATATGGGAATAAACATAGATGGTCGTATATGTCATGACAGAATAAGAGCACTCGAAGAATTGGCTAATAAACACAAAGTTCAAAAGTATCTGGAGATAGGTGTTCACAATGGATCTAGCATGTCATATGTACTTCAGTCTAATTATATAAAGGAATGTGTGGGTGTCGACCCATTTGAAACATTAAAAGATAAATCTTCGCATTATATACGCCAGGATTCAATAAATGAAACAAGAACAAGAAAAAATATAGAAAATAATAACAAAAATTCTGCAGAAATAAAACTCATAAAAGGTTATTCACAAGATGTTTCTATAGATGACACAGACTTTGATATGTTATTTATAGATGGTGATCATAGTTATGAAATGGCAAAACATGACTATGAAAAATTTATTAAAAATGTTAAATCTGGTGGTATTATAGTGTTTGACGATTTACACCTACATGGACCGGGTAAATTTTTTGAAGAATTAAAAAATGATAACCGTGTTGCATTTGATTCCATCATGTATGAAACTGAAGGTGTTTTAATTAAATTATAGATTTAATATCCTCATAGCTATCGATATCTACATTATGATTTTCTTTCATAACATACGGGTATGGTTTGTTTCCGAGTAAACTTCCGGTATAAACCACAGCTGGCTTGTATATATCTATGTATCCATTATGCATATAGCATTGTTCTAGTTTCTGTCTCGGCATTTCACATAGGTTGGGATATAGAGGTTTGAGATCTTCACCTTCTATAGTATACATTTTAAATGGTGTTTTGTTAAATGGTATCACACTTCTTAATGAAGTGTATTCGTTGTTTACAATAAATGTTTTTATTGCGTCATCTATCATTTTAGAAGTTCTCATTGGTTGTGTAGGTCTCAAGTGTAATATATAATCCGGTACGTAACCAACTTTTCTATATTCATCAAGTGCATGAATTATAAATTCTATATCGGTTGCATAGTCTCCAGAAATATTTTGGGGTCTTAGAAATGGAACTTCGACACCATTCTCACGGGCTATATCTGCGTACTCTTCAGAATCTGTAGATACAAATATTTTCATATGTTTCACGTAAATAGACCCTCTTGCATGATCTACAGAATGCACAAACAGAGGTTTGCCAAACAAATTATATTTGTTTTTATGAAGTATCCCCTTCGATCCAGATCTTGCGGGTATTATGGTAAGTATCTTCATCTACTTAAAAAGTAAGGTTATTTTTTAAGTAAATGATTGTAGACTGCTTTACTTTTTACAATGAAATAGATATGTTGAAAAGGCGTCTGCGATATTTAGATTCGGCTGTTGATAAATTTGTTCTTGTAGAGTCTACAGTAACGCATCGTGGAGAACCAAAAGAGCTCTATTATGAGAAACACAAAGAAGAGTTTTCTAAATGGAATGATAAAATCGTACACGTGGTTGTGAGGGATAACCCCGAAGACAAAAATCCATGGTCTAGAGAAAATTTTCAAAGAAATTGTATCACACGTGGCTTGGATGATGTACCCCATGACGCACTTATCATGATATCTGATGTGGATGAAATACCTAATAAAGATTTTTTAACTCTCCCAAATTATGCTCAAGTTTGTTCATTTAATATGGTTGCATTTCAATACAGTTTCAAATACATTCAAACACACGAACCGTGGTTTGGTACAGTTATGACTAGAATGAATGTGTTAAATTATACAACACCGCAAAAACTCAGGGAATCGAGGTGGTCTATACCACACTATAGAAATGCCGGGTGGCATTTGTCTTCATTTGGTGACGAAACTTTTGTAGCTAACAAAATTCACAATTACGCACACTGCCATGACGATGTTTCGCAAGACAAGGATGAAGCTATTTTTAAGAAATTTATTGAAGATGGTATACATGCAGATGGTAAAAATATACTTACCAAAACACCACCAGATGTAATGAATTCTGTACCTGGTGAGATAATTTTCTGATATACCTATATACAATATGTCCAGTAACAAAGCTTTTAACCTGGCCCAAAAGGTTATCTCAGGCAAGATCGACCTTGAGATGCCTCTCTGGACAGTGATCCTTATCGGCGTGATCGCAGCCGTCTATGTGACCGTTACATCAATTGGTATGAGTGTTTATGATAAGTGTGAACCTCTCAAGGATAGTAAAATGCACCAAAACTTGAGAAACTATCTTTCTTATACATTGACAATTGCATTGACTATCCCGTTCACACTTCTTTACACAAAAATATTTAGCAAGGATGCGGCTGCCTTCATCTTACTTTATTCCATTATGGGTATTATCGGCAGTGCGATTTCTGTGAATAATGCCAGAAAGTGCCCGGATGTTGATGAAAGTGTCAAGACATACAACACAGTTGCCTTGACCGGTTTCTGTGCAACACTTTTACTCTCCGGTATAATGATTCGTTCGGGTGTTAAGAAAGTCAAAGCTTATTAATTTTGTAAAACATAATCAAAAATACATATATTTGAACAAGTAAACCTAACAAGGAATACATTGTAAAAAATACAGATCCCTTTCTAAACTGATAAATCATCCATAAAAAGTTTATGAGTATAGAAAGTAACATAAAACGCATACCCTTCTCGGTTACATTCTTGGTTTTGTTTTCGTTTGCTTCTTTAACTTCTTCATTCATCTGATAAATTCCAAGGGCGCTTGCTGTGACAGCTAATGCGTTACTTACGTCCATTATTATTATATACATATAAAATATACAAACAATGGAGGCACTTCTTGAAAAATTTACAGGAAAGATTGACACAAACCGGGTGATAGCCAAGGTTGCGGAAATTAAGGCAAAATATGTTGACGATGGATTGACCAAGTCCGACATCCCACCGATTCTTTCCATACTGATGATGGAGGCGAGTAAGTTCAAGCACTTGAAGGGAGAAGAAAAGCGTGAACTTGTGATTGGTGTTTTGAACCACCTTATTGAACAAATTGACAAGGGTGAAGAAGACAGTGAATTTGAAACTGTTCTTAAAACTATGGTTCCAAGTATGGTTGATAGCTTTTCTATGATGCTAAAGATGAATAAAGTTTTGTGTTGCTTCAAATAGAGAATGAAGTTTCCTCCTTTGGAGACAATGGTCAATTATGGCATATATACTATAAAAGAATTAGAACGTTATTATAAGGGATTAATTCCAAAGAAAAAAATTATTATTCTAAACGAATGTGATACATGTTCTTTTGTTTACGGTGGTGACACTTGTAACAATTGTCACGATTTAATTACAAGACCTAAAGCAGATTCCAAATTATTGTGACTTCTCTGTAATGGTTTATTTCTTTTCAATTTCAGAGCATTATTGCTTGCAGTACTGTTTTTTATTTCATTCATTTTATTATTGTTTGAAACAAATGGCACAACAACTTGTGGTACTGGTTCTGTCACCACTTCCTTCGGAACTTCTTTGTCTATGTCTACATTTTTTCTAAATTCTTCTATCGTCATGTTTCCTCCAAAGACATCCAATTCGTATCTGTTGGGTGCTTTTTTTATAGAGCCTATTTTATTGTATAATTTCTTTCTCATGACTATCATATTTCCGCATATTAGACCACCTCTCGTTACTCCGTATTTATCTATGGCGAATGCTTTCATGCAACTCCAGGAACAGAAATTACCTGATGTATAAAACTTTGTTCGAAGTTCGTCATATTTGTGTGGCATTTTTAAAGGGGTTGACTCAAAATCATGGCAACACCACCAGCACCACGTCATAATTATGACTTTAATTATTTCTTTAAATAAAATGTAAAGATATATTAATGAGACCCGAATCACTGTCTTTGGTTGTTGTACTTACAATTATATTTTTGTATATCAACATAAATTTGGTCTATGATCGAATGAAAAGACAGAGTGTCCAGTATGAGATATTTAATAGTTATTCTCATAAAAAGCACGCCGAAATATTGAATAGATTGAGTAAACTAAAAACCGAAAATGTAAATGGTAGTGATGTTATAGATTCAATAAACGAAGAAATATTTGGAACGTCAAATGTATGTTCGGTACCGGGTGTTATTATAGACTCATACGGTATTCCGTGTGCAGTTACTCCGAGTGTTACCACACCGCCAGAACCAACACCGACACCAACACCAACACCGACTGAAGAAGAGGAAGAGGAAGAAGATGGTATTATGTGCCTTATTCCTCCCGAGCCGAATGGTTCTTGCCGAGAAGGTACCGAAATGGACGATGACGGTTGTTGTGTTTTGGAAGGTGAAGCTGGGCCGTCTAAGACGGAAGTGTATACAGATGTTGCCGAGCAAATTTTGATAAGTTTTCTCGTCGAGGAAATTGCAGAAATATTTATACTTCGTGTGTTACCGAGAATTCTCGTTAGAATCGGAAGTTTGGCTAGATTAGGTGGAAAACTCATGGCTAAACTTGTAGCTAAAGTTTCTGTAAAATTAGCAAAACTTGGTACAACGCTTGCTAGGAAATTAATAACCAAAAGTGCTAGTATAGTCGGTAAAAAATTAGCGATGATTAGTAAGAGTCTCACTGGTGGTCCTGCAGCCGCAGTATTGATTGCTATAGAACTCATGTTTGCTTTCACAGATATTATGGATCCGAAGGGATATTCTACATATACAGAAAATGCAGCTTTGGACAAAATAAGAAACTCTATAGATTACAATTTCCAAGATTACTGTAGTAGAGAAGGACTTCCATGGCCTTTCATTATTCCCGTGTCTTCTTTGTATGAGAACGAATTCACACAAGCGTATGAATCTACTGTGGCTGATTATCTTCAAGGGGCTATAAAATATGTAATGGATTCGGATGAGCCGTCTCACATAGATATTATGGTAAACATGATATTAACTGGTTTGAGTGATGACAGTGAACTTTATGTATCTGATTCTGATATGGGTTTAACCGAAGATGACGAAAACAAATTGGGTGAAATAGCCATGCAGTTAATGGATGACAACATAGCTATCAGAGATCTTACGTTGTATAACAAACTCAAAAAGTTAGTGGATGACGAAGAAATGATAGATATTTATCCAGAAGTTGCCACGAAAAAACAATTTGGTATTTCACTTTCCAAAAAAGGTGTTGATTTGTGGAATCAACAAAACTATAGAAACTACCTCACACAAGACCCAACAACACTCGAAGGTAGAACAGATATAAGCATGGGTTGTTTATATACCGATGAATATAGATCACTTAATGTAAGTAACCCGGGTACAGCCGAAGACCCTAACATGACAATCAAAAAATTATCAAAACCCGTGCCATTGTACGGGCTTTATGGCATGTTGGTTTATTACTGTGCGGGTACAAAGACAACCGGTACAGTGGCGGAGATAGGGACAATAAACCCGGGTGCAATGGGTGTGAAATTTAACTTTGAAACTGGTAAATGTGATTATTCTGACACTTACTGTGATTATATTGGTATGGTATATTATGAAGACGGTGATATTAAAGAT